GAGGACATTCGCGGAAGGTTGAACGAAACCGTTCACGACATCGCCGGCGAATTTGCCCGCTATGCGGTGTTCGAGGAATTGCTGACGCCGCAGCGCGGCATGGTGCAACTGGCGTTGCTGTAATTTGCCAAAAAAGAATTAAGTCGGGACATTAAAGTTAAGGTTGTCCCGATTCGACGGCATTCAAATTTAGAGAATCATAAAAAGGTTTTCAGCCACCAGAATTAGACATTGCAGACGCCATGCAGTCAACCTGCAATCACCCGCCAACCTCACGGCGCGAGCTGCTTGATTCGCACCACGCCGTTTGAGACGGACACACTCACCAACGCCAGACCGTTACTGTTGCCCGTCCAGAATCCACGGTCGCCCATGCCGTTGGTGATGCTCGCCAAGTTCCATGTGTTTGACGGGTAAAGCGTCCCCGCCGCCATCGTCACCGGCGCGTTAAAGGTGATGCTGCTGATCGACGACGCGCGCAGGCTGAAAAAGCGCATTGGCTCGGTCAAATCCAGCGGCACGGTGAGCGTCACCACGCCAGTGTTAGTAACAACAGTATAATTAGTGAAAATCGTGAAGCTGCCACTCACCGCCAGATTGGTTGAACTGTCCAGCTCCCAACCAGAAACGAAGTTGGTCTGGTAGGCGTTGATAATGAAGTTTGTGCCAGTGCCATCCACCGACGTGCTGGTGATGGGAACCCAATTTATCGTGTTGGCAAAATCGGCCAGCACCGCGCCGAAATACGAATACACAAAATGGTTCGTGTTGCCACTGATGGTCGTTGACCAGTTGTTATTAAACGCGCTCGCGAATTTGTTGTCGGTGTAATTCTTCGTAGCGGCCTCGCGGGGGTCAATCGGGTCGTTGTATAAATCATGTTGTCCGAAGTGGCCATTCACCTTGCCGACGAGTTCAGGGTGATCCACAGAAAGTATCAATAGACCGCCCGGCTGCGGCAAACTGCCCGCGCTCAAAACCGCAACAGTAATGGCGTTGGTGGTTTGAAAACCATTCGTCAAGGTGAACCACGAAGTTGTGCCATCGTAGCTGCCGACGACACTACCTGCCTCGGCCATTGGTGGATTGCCGCCGTCGTTGCCGGGGTTAAGTCCAAACCGCGAGATGTTCGCCACGCGCCCGATGTAATTGGACGTAGCCCAGAAAGCGAAGTTCGTGTTGTAAGCGGTGTATTGAACGCTGCTCATGACGACGTTCGTGGGCAACGCGCCGCCGCCAGAACCAAGCAGCGCGAGCGTGGCCGCATCGAGCGCGTTGCTGTTCACCGTGCCGGTGACGAGGTTTGTGCCGTTGATGGTCAGGCGCTGGCCGTTGCCGCTGAACGTGCCGCCGAGGTTCGCCGTGCTGCTGTTATTGGTTACTGAATTTGTGCCAAAATACGTGAGCTGATTATTGATCAGCGTGATAGCAATAGAATTGCTCAAAATTCCGGACTGCACGTAGGTGAAATTGTTATTTATTTTGCCAAAAGCCACCGGCAGAGTATCGCCAACAAATCTACCGCTATGATTTGTGTAAGAATAAGCAGTGTTGGTGCAGATTCCGGTGATGGTGATCTGTGCGGCACCACCCCCACCGCTGATGGGATTGGTGGAAACCGTGCTGATATCCACGGCTTGAATGTTGGTTTGAGCATAAACGGCACGTGCGCCGAGTGCTAAAATTAAGATGATTTTTTTCATATTATAGTCCTGAGTTTAAGTTGTCGCCGCCGTCATAGTTTGAACCTGCACTCGCATTCGGATTGCCCGCGCCAGCCACAGTGGATAAAGCGGGCGCACCCCAGACCGCTGCCAACACGCCGAAGGCAGCACCCAAATCTGAAGGTAAAAAAATATGCTGGCCTTGTAGCAACGCGGGAAGCGCGAGCGGGCTCATAACTGAAGAATTTGTTAGCGGGTCGTAAACCTGTTCAACAAAGGAATCGATTCCCGATGCAAACGTGAACGCCGAAGACATACAAGCAACAAAATCATAAGTCGAATTGGCCGGCGCACTCGTGGTCGAAGTCGGGATTGGAAACAGAAGATTACCCGTGGAACTTGGTGGCCATTCCAGCCAACTCGAATCTGCACTACTGAACGGATAACCAATTTTTACAGGCACACCGCGCGCGGCGACAACTAATCGCTGGCCACCTTGCCATGTGGTGGGGATGCATTGATTATTTTCTATCAACTGGACGCCAGTTCCCGGCCAGTTGACAAACGCCGTTTTGCTGGCGGTTGCTACTTGGGTATTATAACAAATCAACAGCGACCGATAAGCCGATGCCAACTCCGTTCCAGCGGCGGGCGCAGCCAAACCCGTCGTGCGCAGGTCAGCGGGCTTGATGGCGGTATAGCCAGACGCCGGCGCGAGCAGAGTGGCATTAGACAAAAGCGCGGCGGCATCGCTAGTCGCATCGGCATAAGTCACCGGATCGGTTAGTTCGATCGTCACCTTGCCGTCGTCAAACGCCGGAAATGAAAAAAGATAGAGAGTGGCAAACGAATCCGTCGCGGTTACTGCGTAAACCCCATAAGGAATGGTCGCGTAGCTGGTAAATAAATTGATGTAGTTAGGATTTGAGCCACTTAAAGCGATGGAGTCATCGTGCAATATCGTTTCCACGCCGGTGGTGCGGTCAAACCGCGATAGCTTATACCCAATCAACACATTGCCCGCCTCATAAATTGAAATCTTTCGTGTAAGAAATTTAACCGAATTAAGTATGGGACTGGTTTCGCCGATTTTCGGCGTGGATGAAATATTGGTTCCGATTGAGCCACTGACCTTACCGGCAATCAGTTGCCGATAAAAGTTATACGGCACCAAAGAAACCAGTTGCACCAAACCGGTATTGCCAGCGCAGCGGCAACCGCATTTTCCAAGTCCATTTTTCATTACCAGCCAGAAGGTTTAGCGAAACGCTCGCTCATCACGACCAACCGACAAAATTCAGCAGTCGTGCCGGCACCGCTGCCATCATCTTCACAGGTGACAATTTGCCAAACTTCGAGCGTATGCGGATTGCCGGCCGTGTCCAAGCAACCGCCGACCACAACCGATGAACCATCCGGCAAAGTAACCGACGATCCGCCAGCGACCGCGCCGCCAGCGGCCGGGTTGTTATACTTCGCCGCCGCCTTGATATTCAGAATGATTTTTCCTTGGGCCATAATTCACATGATGACGAGGTGTCCCTGATCTGCATCTTGCGTAACGCTGGTATTGGTCGGAGTTGAATAAACCACTTGTTGCGTAAAATCCGCATTGGCCGGCACAGAATTTTCGCGCGCGGCTTCGCTGCTCAAATCCACCTGTGTGGAACTGATGCCACCGGTCAAGCGTTGATACGCATCGATGCCCGTGCGGTTGCGGTTGCAGAATAGATTGGAAAGCTGAACGAGATAGCCGGGTTCCAAATGGTTTACCGGCCCGCAATTGATGCTGTGATGCGCCACCAGTTTGCCATCGGCATTGCGGAATAGCTCGATATTCACAATTTCCGGCACGGCATTCATCGATTGCCACGCCACGGCACCACCCGAAAGATTGATTTTGTGTTTCCCTGGCTTGATGAACGTCGGCAACGAGGTGGTGCTGGCCGCGACTTGAATGATTTCGTGCCGCAATTTCCATTGTAGGTCTGCCAGCTCGGTGTAAATGCGCTGGGCAAGATTCGCGGGAATGCTTTCGCCCGTGTTCAACGTCTGCTTGAGCCAATACTGACCGCTCGGCGCGTTGGTCAGTTTTAGACGCATCGAATGAAAATGGCGCGGGATTTTCTGAACCACGGCCATTGTTCCCCCCGTTACTTTTTTGTATGAGAAAGCCCCAATCACATTCGCTTTGGCCACCACCACGGGCGTGGCCGGCGGGCCGGTGATTGTCATCCACGGGTAAACATCCGCGTCTGTATAATATTGGTAAGTGGAAAGATTGATGGCGGCGCCGGATTCATCCACCACTTGCAAACCATCGGGGTGGCCGCCGCCGCCGTTGATGGTCGTATCGAGCAACGCCAGCGCGCCCGCATTGCCATCATTCGGAATCTGGCCGCCTTCGGCAATCTGCTTGAGCGAATTCACCTTTTTCCGCCACAGATTCAGCGAAGTCGGGTCAAACGGATAGCTGACGAAATTGACAATCGTTTGCGCCGTGGCCGCGCCGGTGATATCGATGGAATAATCCAGCGCGAGCAAGCTGTTCGAGCTGCTGGGGTAACAATCGCTGGCGAAACTGATGACGTTCTGACCGTTGAATGTGCCGTTGATTTTGTAGAACAGCCGCACGGCATCCGGCACCAGCTCATCGAGCGATTGGATATCCGTGGCGATGTGCGTGATACCAGCGGCATCCGTGCTCTTGTAGGGCAATGTGATGGCCGTGAGATTGGCGCGATTGCGGAAATGCAACGTCGGCGGCGTGGTGCTGTAATCGATTTCCGTGAAGACGCCCGGATGCGGCCGCAGGCAAATGGTCAGCACTTCCGCGCATTTGGCCGAGCGCACCGGATACCAATTGCAATACACCGGCGTGAACTCCGCGCCAGATCCCGCCGACCAGACGCCGGCGGTCAGAGTTCCTCTGCCGGCGAGTTGCAACTGCACTGCATCATTGCCGCTGGCGTAGCTCGCCGCGAAACGGATGATATCTTGGATCTGTTGCCACGTGGAAATGGTGCCGCTGACGGCGGGCGGATTGTAAGTGGTGCTGGGCGCGGCCTGAAAGAGCACGATATCCGTGAATGGAAACGTCGAATACGTCGGGGCGGCAATCGTCCCGCCGGAAATATAATTCCACGGAATGGAGTAAGTGACTTTCTCCAAATCTTTCCACGCATCGAGCAGCGTGATGGCTTGGCTCACGCGCGTGGCGCTGGCGCTGCCTTCATTATCCCAGCGGCGACCTTGAAAAATCATGGTGCCGCCGTTGAAAGAATTGGCATTGCCGCTGCCGGAACTGCGCCCTGCCCACACGATGCAACGGCTCTTAAATGGGATTGCAATGGGCGTTTCCGGCGGTTGCGCCCAGGTGATTTCAAAGCTGCTGGCCGCATGACTGCGCGGCGTGAATTTGACGCGGTTGTTGGCCGGAACGCCTGCGAGATTAACGAGCGAAAGCGCGACTTCTTGGGTCGCGCCCAGCGCATCCACATATTGGAGCGTGTCGTAGATCATCGCGATTGGCTAGGCATGGAACGGCTCTGGCGCTGGATGGCTAACAAATCGGCTTCCTGTTTTGATAACCGAGATTCCAAACCCACAAAGACGCTTTGCAGATTCAGCGTGTGATTAAGAATGCCGCTGATGATGTTCAGCTTTTGTTGCTCGGTTAATTTCAGCACTGCCGCCAATTCGCCCAAAGATGCGTTGGTTTTGCCGCCGTGAGTATTGACCACTTCCACCGCTGATTCGCCAGTGTCGGTGACGGACTGCACGCGCTGCGCCTGTTGGATTTCGCCCGGCAATTCGCGTAGCCGGCCACGGTTCGTTTCGCTCTCGCCAGTGGCTTCGGCAGCCCGAATGCCGGTTTCTTTTTCCTGTTCTTGCAATGGAAAAACTTTGGCGCTCAATTGCGCTTGCCGCGCCACTAGCCGATTAAATTCAGCGTTCGCGGCATCCACGGCCACTTGCGCATCCGCGATGGCTTTGGCCTTAATCGCATCGTGGTCAATCACCACGCTGCCGCCCTGGTCATCAGTGCCAACGGTTTCCTTGCCGCCGCGCATACCTTGCGCCGCCGCCATCAGATCTGCCGCGTCTTGTTGTTTTTTGGCCAGAGCTTTGCCCGCTGCTTTTGACGGGTCAAGCGCTTCATTGGCAAACGCTAATTCATCGGCGTTTTTCTTGTTTTCTTCTTTAGCCCTGCCCGCGAGTTCGACGGCTTCAATGGCTTTGCGCTGTAATTCGTAATCCTGCGCCGAGCGCATTTTCTGTTCTTGCTGCAAACCGCCCACGCCATCGGCAAATTCTTTTTGGGAATCAATCTTGGCCTCGGCCATGCGCATCCGCTCCTCGGCGGCGGCGATTTGCTGTTCAGTTCCGCCATGAGCACGTAACCAAGCGATTTCCTGTTTGCCGAGCGCTTCGATGATTTTCTTGCTGGATTCGAGCTGCGCATCGGTGACGGCCTTGATGTTTTCAAGCTGCTTTTTGGTCGGGTCTTTTTCCGTGCCAGCCGTGTTCATTTCGGCGTAGTAATCGCCCAAGGCTTTTTTCGTATCGACCCACGCCTGCTTCAAGTCATCGATGGATTTTTGATGCTCGGTCAACTGCTCTTGGTTGAGTTCTTCTTCCTGCTTTTCGACATCCTCGATTTTCTTGCGGAGATATTCAAAAGCGGCGGTCAGCGCCAGCGCGGCGCCTACGGGGCCAAACGCCAATTCGCCGAGCGCGCGCCCCGCACCCGGAGCGACCACGTTGCCGATTTCGTTCAGCACCTTGCGCGTCTCGCGGTGGCTTAACGTTTCCAGTTCCACCGCTGGCACGACTTCGGATTTGATGGCGGCGGCAAGTTTGGATTTGGTCTTGGCGATTTCTTCATCCAGCCCCACGGCGCTCAGGCCCTGCACATTGGCGAGGCGCTGTTCTTCTTCCAACCGCACAAGCTGCGCGCGTAATTCAGCCGAAGACGCACCCGCCGATTTGAAGCCGGTATTATCGGCATCACTGACGATGTGGATTCTGAATTCTTGTTCGGCCATAAATTGAAGTGCCGCCAGTTATTTCGCCAAGCCCAGCCGATAACGATTCGTGTCGCCCGCAATTTGCACCGAAATCCACACCACTAAATTCGTGCTGACCGGCGGCGTGTTCGTCGCGGAGAAAACCACTTGGTTCGTCGTGCCGGTGATGGTGAAGTATTTGGCGGTGACGTTCGTAGTCGTGGTGACTTGATTTGAAATAATTCCGAAAAGGTTTGTCGTCGGCATTTGTCCAGATTGGTTCAAAACTGGATTACCGCGATAATGAAACCAGCCGTTCACAGTTGCTTTTCCACGACCAATTTCGGTGGTATCTGACAACCCTCCTAAAATGGTTGCTGGCGTGCCATTGCCGCCAGCAGGGTCACTTCCAATAGCGATGTTCCCAACATTGGGGTCAACTGGGCCTCCAGAGTCATCTGCTTGAGCGTTTGCACCAATGGCAATGCCTCCGTTGTATGCCCAAGCACCCGAACCAATCCCAATACCATAAGAACTTCCTTCCGCCGCAAAGCCAATTCCAACACCATTATCATTTCCGATTGACTGATAACCGATGGCAACTCCATTTGCTTTTCCAAAGCTGGTCACACCGATTGAAACACCTCTGTCCCATGCTTGAGACTGACTTCCAATAGCAATACCACTGTTGGTTCCAGTTGCTTGATAACCGATGTTTACTGATGAATCATTTGTCCCAAATGCGTCGAAACTGAAAGCGATGCTGTTGCTTTTCGGGTTAAATCCGTTACCAGTGACATCCATTATATTATTTATTGAAACAATGTTGATATTGGTTCTAACACTAAACGTAAAGCTGCCCGTAAATGCACCACTCACATTCAAATTCGTGCCGGTGGCGTTGTTGATGTTGGTGCTGCTGGAATAAAAAATCTGCAATGGCGAAAACGCATTGGTGTTGATCAGCGTGTAGGCGGCCACGGTGTTCGTGCCATCAGCCACGTTGATGTGCGCGCTGCGCGGCCAGCCGTCCACGCGGATGGAGTAACCCCACGCCGCGAGGTTGGTGGTCACCGATCCGTTGGTCGGGTAAAGGTAGAACGGCGCGAGCGAAACGAGGTTGGTGCCAATCACGAGCGGATTCTGGTAAGTATCCGGCGTGACCAGGATGCTGCGATTGTTCACCGTGCCAGTGAGCGATTGCAACGTGAACAGCACCGGCGTGGCAAGCGCCGAGCCACAGATCAGCACAGATGAAACACAGATAAGAAATAGTTTTTTCATTGATGTTGGTAATTGAGGGTGTTGGTGCCGTAAGTGAGCACGATGTTGGTGATGGCGCCGCTGCCGTTCGTGGTGACGGTCAGGCCGGACACATAAACGATGATGTTCGTGGCCGGATTGTTCGTGGCCGGCGCGAACGTGAGCGCATTGGTCAGGCTGGAATAATTGTTCGTTGGCGGCATGTAACCGAGTGCGGCGATGATGCCAGAACTGGAATTGGTCGCGGGCGCGAAACTCAGCCAGTTGGTCACGAGGCCATAACCCGTCAAAATGTTGCCCGTGGTCGGCACACTGGTCACGCAGGCCGAGAGCGAAACCACGTTAGTGGTGTTCGGAATCGTGAGATAAAACCCGCTGTTCAGATTCGAGAACAGCAATTGATACGTGTTCGGCGCGATGGCGTTGGAAATATAACCGCTGCTGTTCGGCGTGAACGTGATGGCGTAATTGCCATAAACCAAGTTGGTGCCGACCACCGTCCACACATTCGCCGCCGGATAGGCAGAGAGCGTGAAACTGTTGGTTTGCGCCGTGCCATCAGGATTTTGGAATACCTGGATAAATGGTGTCGCGCGCACGGCACCGGCCATTGCAATCAGAATCAAAACGAGAATAAGAAAGATTTTTTTCATAAAATTAAGGCGCGGTGGTGGTGACATCCGAGGTTTCAAACGTGAGCTGGTGCGCCACTTCGCAGCCGTGTTGATCGTGGGCGCTGGCCGTGAGCACAGCATTGGGAAAATACAGGACGGTGGCACCGGAACCCGTGCCAACCGTCACTTGCAAGTGGATTGCAACGCCTTTGAAGGTGCTGCGCAGATTGGCAATCGCGGCTGCCCCAGCGGCGGACGTGGCGTAATTGCTCGACCAACGGAACGGCAACGTGCAAGCCGTGTTGCCCATCGGGATGCGCGCTTCGCTGGGCGAACCGTAGCCGGGAATTTTCTCTACCAAATCGCGGAATGAGGGCGCGAACTTCTCGTTCGCGTCCCCCGCCGATTCGTCGAACAGCAACGCATAGTTGCTGACCGCCCCCACGATTTTGTATTTGACCAGCACGTTTTGATTTTAGTTGGCCGTTGAATTAAGCCGAGAACACCACCATCGGATTGCTCGCGCCGGTGGTGAACGTCTGCGAAATGATGAAACCAATTTCGCCGTTGCCGAGCTTGGTGCCGCCGAACTCGAAGCCTGCACCTTTGATTTCCGCCGACTTGAGCGTGATGGTTTTGCTCGATGGGCCGGTGAGCACCACATCGGCGGCATTGCTGCCAGCGCCGAAGCGAGAACCTGCCGCGTGCGCAAGCAAGGCCGTGGCCAGTTGCGTCTGCGTGGGGCCGACCGGACGGCCTTTCAACATGAAGCTGACGGAATCAAGCACCATGTGGCGCGTGACCTTTTGCACGGTGCGCGGTGAATACTTGATATCCGGCACGAGCTGCCAGCCGTCTTCGGCTTCCATCGCGCTGCCGCCATCGCCGCCGAAGCCCGCGAGCGTTCCCCACGCCGCCGTCCATTTGCCCCGGATAAAGTCAGACATCGAGAACGCACCGCCCGGATCGGAGCCGGCGCTTTCCGTGATGGCATTGCCCGCGAGCAAAAAGGCGGAATCACCGGGATTCTTGGAGATGTCGCCCAGCGCGGTGAACTTGACGCCGCCGTAGAGCGGCTGGCCGTTGCCCAGATTCAACGTCGGATGCGCGGTGATGGCCGCGCGCACGAAGTTGTAGAGGCGACCATCCGGCGTGAAGATTTTCAGCGGCACATTGCTGGCCGTGTGCGGACGTTGGCCGATGAGCAGCGCGCCGGTATTGCTGCCGGTAGTCACGCCGAGGAACGTCGGGAACAGCGTGGGCAACAGGCCCCACGTGTCGAACGGCGTCAATTCGACTTCGGCATATTGGTCATCGAGCGTCTCGGCAATCTTGCCGAATTGCGCCGTGCCGGCATCCGTGGTTTTTTCGATGAGGCTGGCTTTGATGGTTCCTTGCGCACCGTTGGCTTGTAAACCAACGCTGTTGAAGTAAGCCTTGCCCGGCCCCGTGTAGTATGTTTGGCTCATATTTTTTTAGTGTTAGTGGTGGTTGGTTTATTCAGACGCCCCCGTGGCGGCAGAAAGTTTTTCTTCGTGGATCCACGAAGCGGTTTTATCCGGTAGCTCGACCAGGTATTCGATGTGGTCGGCAAATTCAGCGGCATTGGTCACGACTCCGGTGGCCGTGGGCGTCTTGACGGTTGCGCCGATTTGGAATTTCAGTTTCATGTTGGGGTGACGAATAAGGTGGCGCGGTTTACGCCGCTGGCGATGGAACCATCGAGATACGCAGCGGCGCGCACGACGGTGGCACCCGCCGCCAGATTGACGGGGCCGGAATAAAGTTGAGCGGTGGAGTTCGGATACGTGTCTTTGTCGCCGTTGAACGGAAACGAATCATCCGTGGTGAACCAAATCGCCGCGCCCAGTGTCGGGCAACTGATGGTGAACTGCGGTGCGCTCGGTGCCCCGGCGGCGGCAATCACCGGCAACTGCACTTGCGTGAGCACTTCGTTGGAAACTTCCAAGCACTCGAAATTCACCTGGTGCGCGACATACGATTCATTGCCCAGATCCACCGGCTCGATGCACGGCGTGGCCGATTTCATGTCCTGCACCAAGCCCATGAGGTTGCAATTCTTGATGACGTCGCGAATCTTCCGCGCCACTTTGCGCGCCGATTTCTTGGTGCCGTTGCCGTCGTTGTTCAGCTCCACATTTTCCACCACTTGAAACGCGGGCTTCAAAATCATGGGGCCGAACTGCAAGTTGCTCGAAAAATCGTTGGCAACGATCTGCAAAACGATGACCGCGATGCCGCGTTTGCCGCTGGTTTCCTGAATCACGGCCTGCTGCCGCGCAAACTCGGCGGCGACGTTGCCCTTCTCGGCCACCACCACGGCGATGTCCGCGAAGAACGGGTCGCACTGCAACCGTGCGGCCAGCTCGCCGGGCAACTGTTCAATGATATCGATAGCCTTCATCAGTTTTTATCCAAAGAGTTCATCGCTTCCACAATCGCGGCGGAAATGTTGCGGTTGTAATCCGGCAAGGTTTCACCGATGCCCGTCTGAAACGGTGCGCGGGCGGGCAGCGTGTAACCTTTGGTTTGCGGATGCCGTTTGGCGAAATTCTTATTTTTGTTGCGCGTGGCGCGCGAGGCAATCACCGCGCCAAATTCATGCACAGCGGCGTAATTCACGCCCTTGTTCACCGTGTTGGTGCCGATGCTCGTTTCCACCGTGTTGCCGCTGATGACCGGTTGGCTGGCGCGCACGCCCGCGAACAACGAACCGCTGCGCCGGCCGAGCCGATGTTCCACGGCGGGGAACGGCCCCACGCCCACCAGCCGCAATTTCACATTGCGCAACGCCAGTTGATTCGTCTGCTGCATGGCGGCGGCGATGTAATTCAGCACGCGCGGCGGCAGCGTTTGCAGATTGGCGACAATCCGTTCCGCTTCCGGCGCAAGTTGAATTTTGATTTGAACGGCCATATCAAATGAGTTTGTAGCGCACAAATTGACCGAGCGTTTTTTCCACCGTGGGCGCAAATTCTTCGGGAAAGCGCAGACTCTTGGCCGCGCCGTCTTTCAACAGATCCGTGCCGACTTTATCCATGAGCGACCACAGATGGCGGCATTGCAGCAGCCACGCTTGGAACAGATCAGCGGGCAACGCATTCGCTCCGGTGGGCAACGCGCTGGGATAAGTCGCATCATCCGGTTCGCGCGTTTCCCAGAAATAACCGCCGGTGTAAGTGAAGCGCACTTGGCCGTAATACGGCCCCACATCTTGCGGGCCGCAGTTGATGATTCCGTTCGGTTGATCGAGTGCGAGGATGAAGTTCGGGTCGGTCTGGGTGATCCAGCCATCGGATTCGCGCACCTTCACTTCGCTCAACGTCACGGCTTCAATCGGGAAACGGCTGAGGATGAATTCGCTTTGGTCGGCGGGAAATATTTCGGTATCGCCCACCATGCGCGCAAACCGGCGCTGCGTGAAATTCTGGAATTGCGCGGCCACGCCCTGACCGAGCGCGAGAATGACGGGATCGAACCGCTTGTCATTCGCCAACGTGCCGGCGAGCAATTGTTTCTTGAGCGTATCGAGATTGGAAAAGCCAGCGTTCACGGTTTTTTAGGGGTTGCCAAATTGCGGTTGATTGATGGCGGCAAAATATCTGACGTGCGCGCTGGGCGACGTTCCACCGGGGAACGCACGGCACGGTCGAGCACCACCCCTGCAACGAGGTTGCAGACGGCTTGCGGCACTTTGTTATTTTGCTCTTTTTTCATTTTTATTTGGGGAGCTGGTGTCAGAAGCCGAAACTCGGCCTGTCACCAGCCCCCCGGTATCACAGCGCAGAGGGACTAGAACTGCGCCGCAAATTGGTTTACCGAGTTCCGCGAAACACAATGACGTCATTCAATGCGCATGCGCTGGTGCCGTTGATGCTGACCAGCAGCGGGCGACTGGCTTCGCTAAAGAACAACGCTTCGTTGTAAAGTTTCACCGTCGTTGCGCCCACGGGCGAAGTGATCATGTTTGTCATCTGGTAAATGTTGTCGCCCACGGCCACGGGAAAACCGATTTGCGACGTGAACGTGATGTTCGTGCCGCCGATGATTGTCCCCACGGTCAGGTTGGTAACGAGGTCGCCAGCGGTTTGAATCACCACCGTGTTGCCGTTGGTGATGACGCCATTGGCCGTCACGATCAGGTTGGTCGCGGCGGAATTGGTTTGCGCTGCGCTGACCGACAGGCCCGTGCCACCGCTCAGGAACGTGAGCTTGGAACTAGACAAATCGCTGGTGGCATCCACCGAGCACAAAACGGTTTGGAATGGGCGGCCAGGGAACACGACCGAACAATTGGTCGTGCCGCTGGCAGATTTCTGCGCGTAGTTTTGCGCGCTGGCGGAAAAAGCCAGGGCGAGCGCCGCAGCGCCGGTGATGATCAGGTTTTTCAGTGTCATATTTTTTTAATTGGTTGTTGGTGTTGCTTTCGGTTCATGGCTGCCACCGACCGAAGCCGGTGGCAGGTTGAACTGATTAGCGATTAGCTGGCGGCCAGCTTGATAGCGGCCGTGGACTTCTGACCCATCTGGTGGATGTCGAAGCGTTCCAGCGCGCGGATGCCGACTTCATCCGTGGCGAAGTAAACGTCGCGGCTGGTCTGCACATCGAGGTCGCGGCGCACGCCCATATACCACCAGCTCAAATCACCGAAGTAGAGCTGGAAGGCACTGACCGTGGCGCTGGTCGTGTAAACCGGCATCGCGGCCGTCCACACAATCGGGAACCCGTCGAGCGTGGCCACCGCGCCGTTACGGATGTAAGGCGTGACCGTCGCACTGGTGTTGAACGAAACGAACAACGCTTCCATGCTGGGATGCGCGTAGTATTTCGCCGTTTGCAACACCGCGCCCGTGACTTTGCTGCGCAGGTTGCGCACGTCGCTCAGGGTGATGTCGCTCGGGTGGGTCTTGGTGCTCGCCAAAGTGAGCGTGACAGAATCGGTATCGGATTGGGTGCCGATGCTGGCGATGCTGTTGTAGGTCGAGGTGCCGTCCGATTGGAACAAGCAGTAATCTTCCCAGTAAGCCATCTGGCGGGCGATGTAGCGCGCCACGAACTGGCCGATGTCGAAGATGCTGTCTTCTTCGATTTCCGAGGGGAGACGCACGATGCCACCGGCTTTGCCCGGGGTGAACGTGACCCATTCAGACTGTGGCACTTTTTCCGTGACCGAGCCGGAAACGTTGATGAATGCGAATTGCGGTTCACCCGTTTTCAAGCGCGGCAGTTTTTGGCTGTTACCGGAGAGTGGGTAAACGGTGCATTCTTTGCGGGCCGTGCCATACATATAGACCAGCTCGGCGATCTGCTGACCGTAAGCAACCGGCAACGGGATATCCGTGGTGGCCACCGCCGCCTTGGTTTCCATGCCGAGCAAGCCAGCGGCTTTCGCCAACAACGCTTCGCCCATCACGCCCTTGATCTTGCCATCTTGCACCGCTTTGACGACGAACATGGAACCGAGGAAGTTCGCACATTCTTCGGTGACGTAGCCGAGGCCGTTCTTGACGATGATGCCTTTCTGCTCGTTCGCGAGGCGCTTGGTCAATTTCTTGACGATCGCATCGAGTTCATCGTTGCGTTTCTGTTCGGTCTTGAACAGTTCCGGCAAGGATTTCAGCCAAGCGAAACCGCCTTCGACTTCGGATAACTGCTTGATGCCCGGCAAATGTTTGCCGATGTCTTTGAATTCGCCGAGGATGTTCTCGAATTCTTTGATTTGTTCCGGCGAAAGCACGGAAGTCATGCACATCGCATGACGTTTGCTCATGCCGAGCTGCGCCAACTGGTAACAGCCCACGAGGGCGACGCACATGACGGCCGGGCAGCCGAGCATGGCCAGCGCAATCGCGCCGAAGATGACTGCGGCCAGCGCAATCAGATGTTTGAATTTTTTCATATTATTTTTGGGATTAACTGCGTTTGTTTATTTGGTTCAACTTGCAGCCGTTCAACGGAACGACCGCCTCACTTCCAACAACTGCGCCGCAAGAACATCCCAGGCGGCGGCGCTGTCCTTGCCTTGGGCGTTTGAACTGTCGTCGGAAAATTGTTTGAAGTAATCAGCCACGGCTTTCAGATCCGCGCGTTCAATCGCGCCGGACTTGAGCGCCAGCCCCACGGTCGCCCCGGGATTCGCTGGCACCACCACCATGCTGATCTCCAACAGCTCGCACTTGGTGAACGTGCGGTCGGGTTCGTTCGCATTCTTGCCGGATGTCCATTCTTCGGGAATGAAACCGACGCTCTGCGAATTGAGAAAACCGTTCTTCGCCATTTTGTAGGCGAGCGCGCCCATCGGATTATCCAGGCAGAACTCGACGCGGTTGATGAGCTTGCCATCCACCACGGCCACGCTGATGGCTTTGCCGAGGATGCGCGCCACGGAATCGTAATTGTGGCAATCGGGAATCACCGGATTGGCTTTGAAATTCGCCATGTCGCCCCACGCCTTGGGGTCAATCACTTCGTTGTAGCGGTCAACGCTGTTATCGCTGCCGATAAATTCCAGCACCGGAGCGTCACCCGCGACGTCCTTCACGGAAAAATGTAAACCGGCGCGGATGCCCGCTGCGCCCGTGTTCAACGTCACCGCGCGCTGGCCGAATTCTTTTTGTAATTGTTCGAGGGTTTTCATGTTTGATTTTTATTTGGTGGCCGTTCGCAAGAACTTCATTTCGCCGACGCCGAAGATTTTGAACGTCACGGATTTTTCATCTTCGGAAACTTTTTGCGCAGCGAGCACATCGCACTGGCAATTGATGATGTTATCCAGCGAAGCGCCGAGGCTGCCATCGAGCGGGTGCATCATCTGGTCGCCATCCACATCAAACGCATCGGTGATGAGAATCGGTGTATCGATGGTGGCATCTTCCACGGCCTGATGTTCCGGGCGCGCGTGCGGGCCATGACTGCCAAGCCACGATTTGTATTCGATGCCCGCATCCGTCATCGCAAAGAAGCCCGCTTTGCTCGCCGCTGAATTGACTTCCGTGCGGGCGATGCGCTTGGCTTCGTTATCCGCCAACGTGGTGAACACGGCTTTGACGCGCGCGGCCAATTCATCGTGCGTTTCGCCAGCAGCCAAACCTGCTTCGAGCGAAGTGTTCAACTGGTTGCGCACCGTCTCGCCGCAGTCCTGAATCTTTTGCGTGCGGCTATGCAGATACGCCAACACATCTTTCGACGGATATTTCCACGGATCATCGAGGCCAATCTCAGACCGCATATTTTCCGCAGACGCCTGCAACGTGGCGGTGATGGGCGTGGTCAATTCATCGTTCAGCGATTTGCTGAACGCGAGGTGCGAGAAAATAATGTCCACCAAACCTTTGGCTGCAATGTCGCTGAAATCCTTGCGCAAGTGCGTTTCATCCAATTTGGCGAGCGCCGTGGCGCGATACTTCATCAGCACCTTGCCGATTTTGCTGGTGAACAGATTCACGTGCGATTTGCGGAACGCCATGCGCTTCTTCCACAGATTGGCCGCGTGAATTTTTTCCACCGTGGCCGGCGCTTTGACGCCTTTCAAAAGTTTCAGCATCCGCGCAAACGGATTGCTCTTGGTATCATCCGGGTCATTATCCGGTTCCTTCTCGTTCGGATCGGATTCGCTCGGCAACGGTTCGGCGGCCGCACCGGCATCTTGCAAATTGAACGGGATGAAACCTTTTTTATACCAGGGCTGCGCGGGCAAACCTAAATCGAGATTCGTGTTGATATCTTCCACCGGCACGCTCATCGCAAACATCTTGGTGGCCGTGTCCCAGCGCGTGCGGCGCGCGGCCTGCATGATGGGCAGCGAATCGATGTCGAACCAGCCGACGTAATTCGGGTCGAAGCTGGCAACCACCGGTGCGAGCGCGCATTCGATGCGTTGGCAGAGCGACGTGATGGTGGATTCGATGAAGCTGGCTTTGGCGGCATCCAGTGAACCACCCGCGCCGCCATCGTTCAAATCGGAAGTGAAACCCGCCAGCGATTCCGGCACTTTGAGAATCGCAAAGATTTCCTGCCGCAAGAATTTGCGCGTCTCGAGAAATTGCATATCCATCATCGAGAGCGTGGGCTTCTCAATCTTCGCGCCGCCGAACAGGAATAGCGGGCGGTCGGGCGTGCCGGCCTTGCGTTTGCGTTCGCGCAACGCGGATTCAATCGAACGGCGTTGGTCATCGGCCAGAATCTGATCCGTGGTGACGATGACGCCGGTATCGGCATTGTTCATCCACAAACCTTTTTGGAATTGTTCGCCCGCGAAATCCGTGGCCGCCGGCGCGAGCGCCACGGTGAGCGGCGACATCCCGCGCCAATAGAGATACGGATTCGGCAGCTTGCTCTGGATGACTTCGCCCGGCGAAAACATTTCGCTCGGCAACGGACTCATCAGCGGCGAGCCGGTGTAACGCCACGCGGCCAGATCGTAACCCTGCACCACGTGCCAGAATTTATCCGGGTTCAACGTGAGCAACCGCTTGATGCGTGGCGCGCGGTCGGTCAAATCGACGGGGCCATCGGCGGCATCGAGCGGCACCACAAAGAATTCGCCGCGCAACGCGAGCCACGTCACGAGCAGCTCGAAGAACATCTGGCGATCCATCGTCGGGTGCGGACGGTTGAACAGATCCACCACCTCGCCACTGGAAAGAATTTCTTCGTTCAACGCTTTGCGCACGAACTGACGGTGCGGGGCGGAATCGCGCAAACTGCGCACGTGCCGCGCATTCCCGCCGCCGATTTTGGAAATGCGGAACGGAATCTGCGCCACGGTTTGCGCCAGAATGGAAGTGGCCGTGTAAACCCACGCGCTCTGGGAATACGGATTGTTGAGCGTAGCGCCGTTCCCAGCGCCGCCGTTCATGTCCTGACCTTGCAAGAACGCTTGCGCATCCGCAAAGCTCTTGCCGATGCTGAAACCGAACTCCCGACCGGCGATGTTTAGAGAAAGTTTCATCAGGGTTTGGCCGAGTTAAGACCCGGATAAGATTTTGGGCATTGCAACGCCAAAACGCCGCCTTGCAACGAGCGCACCGCGCGACCCGACTGTGGGGACGTTCCTTTTATCGCGTGGCTTAAAACTGATTTTAGGCGTCGAATCATAGTTAGATATTCATTCAGCCGACGTAGGCGAAAATTCCCGCGGGTTTTTTTCCGGCATGAACCGCCAGCGCCAGCGCCCAGAACCGGTCGCTGTGGCCCGTCTTGCTGCGGTCAGCGGTGAAACGGATATTGCCGCTGGTGGTGGTTTCTTTTTTGATGGCGCGCAAATCGGCGCGCACCACGTTGTCATTCGGGATGCGCAACGTTTTATCTTCAAACGCAGCGCGGAGCGGATAGGCCAGTTCTTCTTTGACGGGGCCGGTGAACGAAACGCCTTCCACTTTGTATTTGCCGAAGCGCAGCGCGGCGCGTTCCGCGAACTGCCGGCCAATGCCCGTCTGGTCGATGCAGCAGCGTTGCACCTGGGGAAGTTTCAGCAGCGAATACAATTCCGCTTCCTGTTTATCGAATGGCGTGTTCTGCAATTCGATTTTCCGGCGCGTGTAATTGACATCGCCCAATTTCTCCATCACCCAGATCACCGTGAGATCGTTCGTGCGGCCCACGTCCACGCCGATGAACAGTTTGCCTTTGGCATCCGCCAGATCCGTTTCCCATTTTTCTCCCGGCGCATATTCGCACGTGGCAATCAAGTCGTAGCTCAGGAACGCGCTGGCATCATCGCTCGGCGCGCAGCAATATTCTTGCTGGAAAGATTCTTCGTCCGGGCAACCGGCTTTGATGAAGTTAAAATAATCCGCTTCATCCATCTGCTGGCGTTCATCGTGCGCGGGCAATTTCTTTTGCAGCTTGTAAAGAAATCCTTCATCGAGCGCGTCTTGAAGGGTCACGCGATGAAGGGAGAAGCCTTTGGGATTCCCTTTGTGTTTCACCTCGTTGATGAGGTCGTTGAAGAAATTCTGCGTGCCGCGATGCGTGGAGAAAATCGAAAGCCCGCCGCCCCACGTGATACCAGGGTAAGCGATGGCGTAAAGTTTGCGCGGGTCAGGATGCAACGCAAATTCATCCAGCGTGCGCCCGCCGCGTTTGCCCGCTTGCGCATCCGGGTTGCTGCTCATGCTGTGAGCGCGCAGGCCGTTGGCGAACGCCAGCACGTAAGCGGTGTTGCCCTTGTCATCAATCGCCATCTGGCCGAGGTCACGCGCACCGAGATTCAGCAGGTTTGCAAAGCCCTTGCAATCTTCCAGAAACAGCCGGGCTTGAATCTCATCGCGGCTGGAAATCCAATGGTCGAGTTTAGAATCAGCCTGCGATTTATCGCGCACAATCTTGTAGCCTTCGCTCCACGTCCAACCAATCTGGCGGGATTTCTCGGCAATCTTCAACCGCGCATCATCGAGCACCCAATCGGCTTGATACGCGAGCAGCGTCGGCTCTTTGCCTTTTTCCGTGGACGCGGGGAACCGTTTGCATTTGCCAATAAAATCCGGCGCGACCCACATGGGCCGTTTGCTTACCGCACGAATTTGTTTTTTGGTTGGCATCACAACATTCCCGCTGCTTCTTCGATGGCCTTGAGCGTTTCCGGCGTGAGACCGCCCTTGGTCTTCGCGCCCGCGAGCGCCTTCTCAATTTTCTCTTTCTGTTCGCGCACCTGGGCTTTGTATTTATCCACTTCCAACGCGCCCTTGCTCAACTTCGCCAGGCTGTTCACGATGGCCGCGTAATTTTCCGGCTTCTCGGCGAGCAACGTTTTCAGATTGCCGATGTCGTAATCGGTCAGCGCTTCGTAAAGCTGGCTGGCCGCGAGGTGCAACGTGGCTTCCTGCAACTGGCTGCCTTGGTTCTGCCGCACGATCTCCATCGCGAACTCGCGCTTGAACTGCATCTCATCCAACCGGCTCTGCTCTTTCAGAAAATCCTGATAACCGCCGTCGCGCCAGTTGGTCACGTTCTGCTCGTTCACGGCCGTGATGCCCTGCTCGGCGAGATACTCGATGACCTGACCAGCGGTTTTGCCGTCCCGCAACATCACGTTCACCTGCTTGCGCACTTCGTAAGGCGCACGCGCAATCTTTCCTGTGCGGGCTTGGCTCATGTCAGGCAGCGTATTTTTCCTCGTAAGTGGTCACGCCGAGCGCGTGGATGCGATACACCTTGCCGGTGGTGCCGGGTTCGCGTTCGCCGATGACCAGTTTTTCGTCTTCGAGAAATTGCAACTCGCTTTTGATCTCGTGTTCGCTGTAATCGTAATTCTGCTTCTTCGCATCCTTGGCGATGCGCTTGGGCGTGATGGACAGCGGGCGCAGCGCGTAAAGCTGCATCAAGATTTCTTTGCGGATATCGTTGGAACGTTCACTCATAAATTTTTATTGGCCGTCATCGCGATCCATCCGGCGGATGATGAACTCGACGTTGCTCATCATCTTGGCGAGCTTGATATCCAGCGCATGGATTTCACCTTGCAACGCCTGCCACTTGCGTTCGCGGTCGAGTTTAATTTCCTCGATCTCGCCTTCCACTTCGTTCGTGCGCGCCGATAATTCGTTGATGTCCTTGCCGATTTCTTTTTTCACGCGCCCGCTGACTTCGTAGATCTCGCTGCGCAACTTTTTGAATTCCTGATCCAGCGGCGGCGTGCGGCCAAAAACTTTTTTGATGAGCAACACGCACGTGAGCACCGTGATCACCAGCACCATCAGGCCGATGATGCCCACCAGCGTTTTCATCGTGTCGCTCAGTGGCACGTCCACGACGGCCTGTGCAATTATTCCCCTCATATCAGTTGCATTCTCCGTTGATAGGCCGCGATAAAATGTTGGCTGAACAGCACGTCTTCGCGGTTGCGATACGCGCCCCACAGCCCAAGCGCATCGGCGATGAGCTTGTAGATCAGCGGCACGTTGACGCCCCAGCCGGTGCCGGGTTCCAAAAAGATTTCCTGCCCGCAATGGCGATAACTCATCAGCACCCCGGGCAAACGCGGCACCAAATCGTTTTGATTCACCACGCGGAACGTGAGGTCGCGCAAGCTGGCATCGTAGATGTCGCGGAACGCAGCGTTGCCGACGCGCGGCTGGCCGAACGTGACCACCAGCGCCAGCGGCAATTTCTGGCGGGAAAATTCCAGCGCACATAGAATCGCCAGTGCGCCACCGAGCGAATGGCCGGTGACGATGACCTTGGCCGTGGGCGTTAGTTCCAGCACATTTTTGACGGCCTTGACCACCGCCACATCAATCGCCTCGAAGTCTTCCAGAAAACCGTGATGCACCGAGGCCGTGCGGTCGTCTTGCGACCAGATCAAATCCGATTGCCAGCATTCCGCGTCCTGGATGAAGTCCCGCGGTTCTTTGCTGCCCCGAAACGCCACGATGACATACGGTGCGCCATTGATGACTTCCGAGAGCACCAGCGCCTGCGCCGACGTCTTGGGGTCACTCACCGTGGCTTCGCGGTAAGCGCGTTCGGAACGGGCGGCCAGCAGCCTCAGCAGGTTCCAATCAAGATTGGCGGGTAGTGTCATTTATAACCGGTGGCAAATTTGAACCCAGTGTTTATTAGGGTTTGGCAGCGGATTTGGCCACTTGCGCGGCCACATTGCCCACCGCCGAGCCAACGGCGTTGACCAGGGCGACGGCGTTGGTGGTGATGGTGGAATCCACTTCACCCACGGAACTGGTGCGGCCACCGCCGAGCGCGTTCTGGTTGGTATGCGCAAACGCCAAGGCGCTGGCCTTTGGATCCGTGAGCAGGAACGTGCCGCCGCCGGCGCTCGTATCCGTCCATGATTCATCGAAGGCGACAAAGACGTGCGGGCGCGGGCTGAAAAAACCAACGGCGTTGGTGCCGCTGGCCGTGTAGGTGATCTGGTTGAGCTGGTTGTTGGCCGGCGCGTTGTTGACGTTTGGGATGATGGCCGACCAACCGGGCGGCAAGATGATGCCGTGCGCCACAATGCGGTGAGCCGTGGCTGATTTGACGTGCGCCGAAGCGCAGCCGGTGGCGAGGACAGCGCCAAGCAAGAGGATGGCGACCAGTGTGAGCGAGCGAAGCGTTTTCATAAATGTGACCCTGATTCTGGTCACATCTTGAAAAATTCCAACATCCCGCTACTCACATTGTGAGCAAAGTTATCCCCAAAACGAACGCGGCAACCCTGCCGCCATAGTCATAATTAGACAATTTAAGACCCGAATTGGGCGTAACTTTCTCTAAATTTGATTCTCAAAGTTGACAGGGTGGCAAGTTTGACCCCTGCTTTTATTGAACGAAATTGCTGTTTTGAAGCCGATTGGCTGGACTTTCTCTAAATTTGACTACAAAGAAAACGACCAACTATTTATTGCGGGCGGGAATCGATTTCACGCAATTCGCGATGGTAGATTTCAAGCCCATCAATTTGCACCATGATGTTTGTTTGGCCACCTACATCGCTGACATATTCCAAAAAATAAAATGGTATGTTAGTGCGGTCAATACCGCCAAAATGATTGACCACTTCTACAACCGCTTCGGCTTTCCAATTCGTAACATTGTCGGATATAGGAATAAATCTGTATTGGATAACTCGCGAAAGACCAACAACGTCGTGGGCCACGGCCTCGTGAAATATTTGTTCGGCAAGTTTCTGCTTAGCAAATAAATTTTCGGCGATTGAGTTGGTATGCTTTGAAGCTAGAGCTGGCGGAACTGATTTTTCGCAGCCGCAAATCAATGCGAGCAATAAGATGGCGGCGATAGTCTTCATAAAGTTATTGGCGTTATTCACATGGACAGCCAATGTCCATGCTTCGCTGTCATCGTTGATCCGTATGAAAATGGGAATCAATCAATCACTGGGCAAACGGATTGCAAAACTCAACTCGCGGCAGATCCGGGCGCTCCGGGCCTTGCTCGCTTCTTGGTATAGCTCACGCGGCGCTCGGCCTGCTCGACGATAGTATTAAATATTTCGAGCACTTCGTTGCGCTCGTTCTCGGGGAGCGCGGCCAGCTTGGCTTCCACGCCATAGCTCACGGATGCCTTGTTCAATTCCATGCTGGATAATTTGCCGGTTTCCGCCACCAGCATTTCCAGCAGTTTCACGGCAGCGGCACTGGGCACTGTGTTGCCGGTGATAATTCCATTTACACCACCGCGCGTCATTTCCAGACGCCGAGCCGTCTCGGCCTGAGTCCATCCGCTGGCCTCAAACAACTTGATAAATCTATGTTTTAGCGCTTCCAAAAAAATTGTAAGATTAAATTACTTTTTCGCTTGACGATGTATTGTCACATGACGTATTGTCACCTTACATTAACTGACTGTATGTCCAATCCGAATAAAATCAACAGAAAAGATTTACGCCGCTTGAGCCACTTGGCTGGGTTCGCTGGCGTTTCGGATTTGTGCCGTTCCATCGGCATCACGCGCAACACGGCTTACGAGGCCGTGACGGTGCCAGCCAAATATCCGAAGGCGTTCCCGAAAATCATCAAAGCTCTCAATGGACAAAACTAACCCATCCGAATTTTTAGCGATGCACGCTATCGCCACCATGCCTGATTCATTGGCAGCCCGCAAACGGTTGCTCGGGGCGATTACTGGTTCACTGCCGCGCAACAACGCCACCCGCCTCACGGCGCAGGCGATTTTGCACACCATCAAACAACAAGAGGAATTGCAGGCGCAACTCGCGCTGACGTTTTTATCAATTTCAAAATGAGTGAACAACTACCAATCAAACGGAACGGCTCTGCCGCCAAATATGTCGAGCAGGGTATTCAGCAACATCAACAATTCATCGCGGCGTTTCGTAAGGCTAAAGAGCACGCGCTGAATGCCGGTTTCTTTTTTCTCTCTGCGCAGGAATGTGCCGAGCATGGCGATTTTGAAAGTGTGCTGTTGAAGTATGAAGACCAAATCAGCAGCCGGACGATCTATCGCTACATCGATTTTGCCAAGGAAGTTTTAGAGTGGGCGCGTTTGGAATCCGGCAAGGATGCCACCGCCGAGCAACTGCTGGCCGCTGGCCGCTCGATGGTGCTGCAATCGCCACGCGGTTATATCGCGCTCTGCCGCCAGCTCTCGTTGATGCGTAAGTTCGGCGAATACGATGAAGTGAAATACAAGACCAAGAAACTGCTGGGCGAATCCAAACAACTCGCCTTCTCGTTCGCGGAACTCTCGGCGCACATCAAAGTTTTCTCCACGGATTTCCGCCTGACCGAATTGCCCGAGGGCAAAGACGAAGCCACGGCGCTGGCGGAACTGGAAACGGAACTGGAAACCGCGCTCAACAACGTGCGCCAACGCAAAGCCACCATCGAAGTATGAAACTCGTCACCCACAAACAAGAAATCGAAATGCTCGGCGACTTGGTTTCGCCGCAACCGAAATTCTTTCTGCCGAATGTGGCGGGCAAACGCACCGTGACGGTGCATCGGCAAGAAGCGGTGGTGGTGGAACGGGTGGAAGCGCGCGGCGTGATTGTAGATCTGGCCACGCCGGTGGTGGGCGTGGAATTGCATAACGCCACGCATCGTTTGCCCATTTGTTTTTACGGCCTCAACTGAACCAACTATGAAAAACAACTCAACCAAATCCAAACGTAAAGTCGGGCGGCTCTCGGAAGATTCGCAGTGCGCGTTGATTCTCGGCGCGTTGCAATCGGCTCCGGGTCGCAAAATCGCCATGCCGGAACTGGTGCGCATCAGCGGCAGTTTCAACATCCACACGCGCGTCGATGAACTGCGCCACGTCCACGGCTTTACCCAAATCCGCAATGAGACGGATAGCAGCGTGAAGCCGCATCGTTCGGTGTATTGGCTGCCGAAAAATCATTTCCGGAATCCGGCGGCGAACTGATTACGCCACACCACGACCATGAATTTACTGCCTAAACATAAACACGCGGACAATAGCGTGGAGCGCCTAGGGGCAGTTAACCAGTTGACCGAAGCGCTCGTTCCTTCGGACGGCCCACGCCCACCGCAATATTGTCAGCGTGGAAATTTTTGGGACTGACCATGAGCAAAGACCAAACACCAACGATTGATTGGGCTGAGGCCCGCCGGCTGGCCGCGCAGAGCGAGACGATGTGCAAGCTCATCCTCGCAGCGGTGAACGGCGCGGCCGCGCAGACCAGCGGCGGCACCAATCGCCTGGGCAAGCGGCAAGCGGCCAAGATTCCCGGCATGGTGGCGACGTGGTTTGGTTTTACCCGCAAGGATCTATTGACCGGTGGCCGCACGGCGGAACTCGCCTGGGCGCGGCAAGTGGCGATGTATTTCTGCCGCGAACTCACGATCGCCACGATGGTGGATGTCGGAATCATTTTCGGCAAAGACCACACGAATGTCGGCCACGCGGTGAACGTAGTCAACAACCGCATCGAAACGGAAGCGCGCACGGCGGAAGACATCATCGCCCTGCGCACCCACTTGTTACTCAAACTGAAATGAAACGCTACTTGAAATTGCGGGATGTTTTTCCCGCGCCGCCCGAGGTGGTGGATGTGGATTTCTACAAACACGAAATCGTGCAGGCGCGCACGTTCGACAAGCTGGCGGAAATCCGCGCGACGGTGATGGCGGATGAATCGCTGGGCGGCGATGAGAAGGATGCGCTCGACGCGGCCATCGCCGAACGCAAGGTCACGCTGAAAGGCATCAACAAAGCAAAACGGTTTTGGGAACGCAAAGTTGCCACTATGGCAATTTTGGCGCTTGGTTTCATTGGGTTTTCTGCGCGTGGCATGGACAATTTTGCCGCGCTCTCGCAAATCGAAACGGGCGACCGCGATATCGTGGGCGTCTCGGGCGATGTGAGCCGCTACCAGATCAGCCGCGCCGTATGGGCGCGCTACACCACGTTGCCGGTGAGCGCCGCCAAGAATCCGCTCACGGCTTTCAACGTGGCCAAAGCCATCATGCAAGACCGTTGCACGGCGTTTGAAAAGGCCAATCATCGCCCGCCCACGGCGGCGGAATTCTACATCTTGTGGCATCGGCCCGCGCAGTTGAACCACGCCACCCGCGCCACGCGGGATTTGGCCAGCCGCTTCTCCAATTTGGTAGCCAGCAAATAATATGAACCAATCTTTCATCATCCTTTACGCGGGCGCGCCGATGAAGCTGCCGGAAATCCAGATGTGCGAGCCGCGCGAAGCCACGGTGTTCGCCAACGAGGTGGATGCCTGGGCCGCCATCAAGAACCATTACATCACGGTGAAATATTGCCGCGTAGTGGATCTCAATAAATACATCGAACAGGGACACAACCAATACGCATTCTGATTATGGAAACTGTTGCCCCAGACTTTTTCAGCGCCAAGGACATCGCCCGCGCCACCGGTGCCAGCAAGAAGACGGTGCAGCGCACAGCGCTGCGCGAAGGCTGGCCGGTGCGGCGCGATGGTAACAAAGACTTGTTCCAAGTTCCCGCGAACATCGCCGCCATCATCATCGCCAAGCCGAGCGCGGATAAACGGTGCGAAGCCATCACAGTGCGTTTCGCCGACCTGACCGGCAACGATGCGCAGCGCGAAAATGTGTTGCTGCGCGAGAAGGCCGTGAAGCTGGTGTCCGCCAATGCCGCGTTCGGCAAAGAGCGCGCGCTGGATCTGGTCATCGCGCACATGAATCAGGAGCATCCGCTGTTCAAGCTCGGCAACAAAATCACGTTGCGCCAGTGGATCACCAAATACGAACTGCACGGCATCGACGGTTTGGTGGAACAGAAACGCGGGCGCGTGGGCGTGAAACCGTTCGTGAACGATTTGACGGAAGAACAGATTTTGCAAGGCCGCGCCGCCGCCATCGAACACGGCAACGCCCGCCGCGGCGATGCCAAGGCGCAATTGAATATTGCCAGTGCGTTCCGCGACCTCGCGGGAATGCCCACCATCAACGGCAGCGCGCGCCGCTGGTTGCATGGCGGTTATGCTTCAAAATCTTATGTCCCGCCCTCGGTGCGCGATGCGCTCCGCACCCCTGAACTGGCCACCAAGCTAATCCAAATTGGCCCGAAAGCCATGAAGCTGGATGGGCCGTTCACGGAATGCACGTATGACAACGTGCCGGCGGGACATACTTTCACCGCCGACGATATGACGGCCAACGCCTACGTGTGGTGCGAATGGCCGAACGATGAAGGCTTCCTGCTCATCCGCCCGCAGATTCTTGCCGTGTGCGATGTGGGCAGCCAGGCATGGTTGAACATTCGCGCCGTGATGCGCCCGAAAGGTCAATACAACAAGGACGACGTGTGGGGACTCATCGGCGATACGCTCGACCAGTTCGGCCTCTACAAACAAGCGGTGCTGGAAGGCGGGACGTGGCAGAGCAGTCAGGTCATCGGCCAGAAAACGAATCTCGATGACGACACGCGCTTCGGCGGTTTGCGGTCGCTCGGCGTGAAGGTGATTCACACGCGCAGCCCACGCGGCAAGATCATCGAGCAGATGTTCAACGTGCTGCAACACGCGGCGGATAATGTGCCGGGCTTTTGCGGGCGCATGGAGATGAAAGATTGCCCCGAAGTGACCAAGAAGAACAAGGCGCTGGTCGATGCCGGCCACGCGCATCCGCGCCAGTTTTTCATGCACATCAGCCAATACACCGAGCACTTGAAGAAGGTGATGAATGAGCTAAACCACACGCGCAACGACGGCAAGGTGCTGCGCGGTGAAGCCCCGGCGGATAAATGGGCAGCCGACGCCCCGACCTTCGACGTCATGCCCGACCATGCGAAGTGGCTTTACCGTTCCGCGTATCGCGTGGTGGAAATCACCCGCAATGGCGTGCGCATCGGCGTGGGTTCCGGCCGCAACATGATTCACCACACCTGGTCGAATCCCGAAGCGTTGGAACAATGGCGCGGGCGCAAGGTCATCGTGTTCTGGAACGATTCAAATCCCGAAGCCGATGCGCTGATCTACTCCATCCGCAGCGGCAAGCAGGACAAGTTCATTGGCCGCGCCGAATATGTGAATCCGATTCCGCGCTTCGGTGCCAGCGATGAACAGGCCGAGAAGGAACTGCACCGCAAGAAACTTTCCACGCAGCTCGCCCGCACGCACGCGGCCAGCCTTGCACCCTATCTGCAACGCTCCACCAATACCCTTGCACCCGCGCCGGAACAGCTCGCCGTGGGCGAACGCATCCACGCCGCGCGCGTTCAAGCGGGCAAGCAAATCACGCAGCGCAAGAACGTCAAGCGCTTCACCGGCGACGCCGAGGCGTTGCTCGGCCATGCGCCGCGCGCGACGCAACCGGAAGATTTTCAGGCTGAATCCGATGAGCAGCAACCCTCGCCGCGCTGCGTGGTTTCGGAAAACGAAACTGCAGCACGAATCGGGCACCCATCAGTCTCTGAGGAAAGCGCGAGCCGAGAGGCAGCCACGCCTGAAAACTTTGAAGTGAACCGCAACGAACAACACGAAACCGAACTGACCACCGACGATTTGTTAGGCTGAAAAATTAACCATCAACACAAAAGGGACTATGAGCACTACCACTGAAACACCAGATGCCGCTGTCGCGGCGATTCCGCAGAAAAATTCCGGCAATACCGTGCGCGCTTCGTGGCGCTATTCGCTGGATGATATTCGCCCGAATATCCAGACCTACAATGCCGATGCCAAGGCCGCGCTGATCTCCGCTTTCCTCTGGTGCATTGACCCGCGCCATCCGGTGAGCCAGGGCGATTTCGCCAAGCGCGTCGGCACCAGCGAAAACACGCTCTACAAGCTCTACATGGGCAAATACGAGCACCCCACCAGCAAGGAAAAGATGGGGCCGAGCACCGAGCTGGTGCGCAACATCAACAACTTTCTCGACCTCGAAAAAGAACGCTTCCAATCCGGCGAGACGCAACTGGTCATCACGCCCACGCTCAAGAAGATTGTCACGGCCTGCGAGCTGGCGCGCGAGAGCAACAGCATCGTGTTCATCGTCGGGCCGTCGCACGTGGGCAAGACGTGGGCGGCAGAACGGCATTACACGCCGAACAATAACCACGGCCGCACGGTTTATATCCGCTTGCAAGCCGCCAGCGGCCTCGGTGGCATGGTGCGCCGGATTGCCGAGCGCGTGGGCGTTTCGCCCAAGGGCAACACCGCCGACCTCGTGGCGAGCATCAAGCACGCGCTGAGTCAGGATATGCTCATCATCATTGATGAGGTTCACTTGCTGGCGCACACGTATCGCGCAGGCAGTTTTCATAACTGTATGGAAGTCATCCGCGAGATTCACGATGAAACCCGCTGCGGCATGGTGCTGATGTTCACGCTGCTCGACCAGGTGAAAGCGGCCAGCCAAAAGGAATTGCAACAGCTCTGGCGGCGCGGCGTTCACAAAGTGATGTTGCCAGCCATGCCGAGCAAGGGCGACCTCGCGGCGATTCTGAACCACAACGGCCTCGATTTTCCTGACCGCGATTTCAAGGTGAGCATCACATTCAAGGACGGCAACAAGAAAGCGACCATCGAAGAATGTCCCTACGAAATCTTGCGCCAAGTTTCCAAGAACGAGGCGCTGCTCGCCATCACCGAGCGCCTGCGCTACGCCCGCAAGCTGGCGAACAAGGCCGGTGAAAAGCTGGACTGGAAACATTTCGTGACCGCGCATCTGCTCATCGCCAAACAAAGTTCCCAAGAAGAAGACTGGGACTAAGCAGCGTGACGCTGCACTCCACCATCAACTAATAAAAATATTATGCCAAAATCAAATAAATCAGCGACCCATGTGCGCCTTGTAAAAGCTGTTAATGGTTTAATGGGAATCGTCGAAGGTGTTCAGAATGTTCGGTGGTCATATCAAGGCCGCCGACTCGTTGACACAAAAGAATGGTGCGAACTCTATTGCGCGTGGCGCGAACTGCGGCGCAAAGAAGATTTGGCCTGGATGAAAAAAACCAAGCCTGCTTTGTTTCGTGAAATTAAACGAATTGTTCGCGGTTCAAAAACACAACTCATCACTCTAACCCTCGCAGTTCTGGCTCTGGCTGGCTGCGCGACTGAACCGAAAAACACCTGCGTGTTGTTGAAGTTTCAACACACCCCCTCGCGCACGGTCATTGAAACGCTGGCGCAAACCCAGCCGGCCAGCGACCGCCAAGCCATCCTCGCATGGTTCCAAGTGCAGAATGAAACCGGTTTTATCCTGCGCGGCGACCATACCAACGCCATCGCCGCCGCTATTGCCGATGGCGCGACGGCCACGGTGATTCATCAAGGCGGCAGTTCCATGCTGGTGAGCTACGGCAAACGCTGATTTTAACCAAAACCAAAAACTAAACACATGAAAACGAAAGAACAATTGACGGAAGATGTCGGGCTGGTGCGCGACATCGAAGCGTGGTGCAGCGCGTTCTGCGCCAATGATAACGAACGTAATTTCCGCGATGCCCTGTTCCGCAAGGCGTATGCGGAATTGCCCAAGCTGGAAAACATCGCCCACGTGCGCCGCATCAATGAGGCGTTGTGCGGCATGGATTTTCCCAGCGCCACGGCGCTCGGCTTGCGCGAAGGCGTGCTGAAACGCCTGGCGGAACATCACAAGCTGAAAGATTACCGCAACGTGAAGATGCCCAACATCACCGTGCCGCCGCAACCCGCCAGCAGCCGCAACTGATGAAGGCATTGGCCACCATAAATTTCGGCGCCGAAATAGAACACGGCGTCGGAAACTCAAAAACCAGCAGGGCGCAATCATGCCGGATTTTCTGCCGGAAGGTTGCGCTCTGCACTGCCTCGAACCATTGATTCTATGGAAAAGTTCCGTATATCATACCCGGCTGGCAGTGTTCCGGCGCTGCTGTTGGCTGAATGTGAGTTTCGCCATTTCAAGCGTAACACGTTCAAGGCTTACAACACCTGGTTGATGCGGTTCTGGAATTTCCACGGTAAGAAACCAGTCCGCGACCTGCGCGAGTCGGAGATTAAATCGTTTTTGGCCTCGCTCCGCCACGGTTCGGCCAGCGCCCAGGATCAGGCGTTCAACGCCCTGATTTTCCTCTATAAGCACGTCCTGAAAATCGAGCTGGGCAAGCTGGATGAAATTCCGCGCGCAAAGAAATTCAAAGGCATCCCGGTGGTGCTCTCGCCGCTGGAAGTGCGGGCGATGCTGGCGCATCTGTCCGGTGACGAGCAGTTGCAGGCGGAAATGCTTTATGGCTCCGGAATGCGCTTGATGGAACTCTTCCTCCTGCGCGTGAAGGAATTGGATTATGCGAACGGCCAGATCATTGTGATGGATGGCAAGGGCGGTCATCGGCGCACGCTATTGCCGATGTCGGTGCGTGACCGGCTGCTGACCCATTTGCAACTTCGCCAGGCGGAGCATCGGCGGGATTTGGAGCATGGCATCTTTGCGCCGATTCCGAACGGGTTGGATAAAAAGTTTCCATCGGCCTGCAAGGAGTTTGGTTGGCAATATGTGTTTGCCTCCTCGGTGGCGCGGCGGGGTGAGCGCTGGCACGCGACGGAAACGAAGTTGCAGAAGGCCATCCACGCGGCCTATATCGCCGCCGGCATTCACAAGAAAGCCGGGTGCCATACGCTGCGCCACAGTTTCGCCACCCATCTGCTGCAAGCCGGCTATAATATCCGGACGGTTCAGGCGTTGCTCGGTCACAAGGATGTGAAGACGACGGAGATTTACACCCATGTCTCAACGCTTTCGCCCAAGGAAATCACTAGCCCGGCAGATCAGGTCTGCGTGCCGGTGCGTCCGGTGATAGAGATTGGCTATCCCTCGCCACTTTTACTCAAATGAAAGCACTCTCCATCCGCCAGCCGTGGGCATGGCTCATCGTGAACGGTTTCAAAGACGTGGAAAACCGCACCAAGCGGTCGCACCATCGCGGGCCGCTGGCCATCCACGCCAGCGCCACGATGACCAAAGGCGATTACGAGGCTTGCTGCCTGTTCATCAACAGCATGGAAATCACGGATGAAAAGCTGCGGCAATTGGTCGTATCGTTCCCCACGTTCGAGCAGCTAAAACCGTTGTGCGGCGGCATCGTGGGCGAGGCGGTGATGACGGATTGCGTCTCGCAATCTGATTCGCCGTGGTTTGTGGGCGAGTTCGGCTATGTGCTGACCAACGCCCAGCCGCAACCGTTCCGCCCATTCAAAGGCGCGCTGAGTTTCTTCGAGGTGCCAGCGGTATCAAATGATACCAATCCAGTAACTAGCAATTGCTGCGGTGCGGCGTTCGCTTATCCGGGCTGGCCGGATAATGACATTTGCAGCAAATGCAAGGAGCACGCCGAGCCATGAAACGTTTCCGTTCCGAAATTACCCAGGTATTTGCCACGCCGCAGGCCGAGGCGGATGCCATCGAATGGTTTTTGGAACAGTCGGCAACGGTTCGCCGGATGTTTCGCAGTAATCCCAATGCGGCGGCGCAGTTCAAATCGGATGGCTATAAAATGGCCGTGGATCTGCGGCTGGTTTCGCTGCGCCAAGTGCTTTCCCATCGTTTATGACTGTGGCCGAACTCATCACGGATGTCAGCCGCTGTGTGCGCAATAGTTTCTACGCGGATAAGCCGGCGCGGGATTATCTGCGGGATGAGCGGGCGATTACCCGGGCGATTGCTCGTTACGGGGTGGAATGTGAGCGCCGTGGCTGGCATTTTCAGGTGGATTTCATCTTTCACGACCTGTTGCAACTGCTGAAAGCCATCAAATTGACCAATGCGGATATCCAATATCTGCCGGTCTATCTCGAAGGGGCAGTAGATCGGCATATTCGGATGCGCGCGGATGAGCTGAATGCCGCCGCCAAGACGGCCAAAAACGTGGATGTGGTCGCCAGCCGGATCGTGGCCGGCGTGCAACGGGTGGCCGTGGTGGAAAAATCGACGGTGGAAACGCTGGCGCTGCTGTATAAAGACCTGAAGAAACGCAAGAAACCGACCACCAAAACGGTGGTGGCTAAGCAAGGGAGTTTGTTATGAGTCTTTCCAGCGCTCAAAAGGGGTTTATCAAGCGCGCCCAGATTGAGGCTGGCATCACTGATTTTGATTATCGCAGCAGCGTGGCCACGGTGAGCGGCATGGCGGATTGCACCAGTTCCACCGATCCGCGCCTGACCGACCGGCACTTCGATTTGCTCATGGGTTTCTTTGATGCCATCCACTGGCGGGCCGTGGATGCTGGCACCTTGCAACCGAGCTGCAAGGCAAATGCAGTCTTCCGTAAACGGGGTTATTGGGCGGCTAAAAATCCTCGCGGAAACACCAGCCGCGACCGTTACGCCGGCGGAGATCTGTCCCAAGAGATTGCCCAGGTGGAAGCCGAGCTGGCCAAGCACGGTTACGGCCTCGCCTACTTTCAAGCCATCCAAAACAATCTGCGGCGCAATGGTGGATTCAGCCCGGCAGCTTATCTGGGTGCCATCAAACGCACGCTCACTTCCAAAACTCGCAAGGCGGCTGTTCCAACTTCGCAGAGCGCAGACGGCAATCCGTTCTGATGTCTAATTCTGATTTGGTTTTCGGGCGCAGTTTTGTCTAAATCTAAATTCTTTTCTGTCCCGATTTTGACCCGTTTTCCTGTCTCGAAACTTAATTCTTTTTGTGAAGCCGCGCAGTTTTCAGAAAGTGAATTTCATCCAGTCTTTTCAAGGCGAATCAATCTAAATCAAGGCTGTCCCGTTCCTTAATAGTTTTGCTTTTCTTTAATCTTCTTCGGCGTATA